AGAAATCAAGAAGAACAGGTATGTATGGTCGTTTTCGAACGGCATCTTCATCGGCAAGGAGTGGGATGCCACCCAGGAAAAGTACACGTCGCGGTTTTACGAGTATGACAAGCCGGATTGCCAGTCACTCGACCCGACAATCGTGAGCTGCAAATACTTTGACTTGCCCTTCGATCACTACCCGGAACTCGAGGACTGGTACGACATTCCGACACCATTTATGCACTCGGTCATGAGTTACCAAAAGTTTTCAGAGGAGGTGTGCCGTTGGCTGTACGTCTTTGTCGGACGTCTGTGTTTCGACACGGGCGATCTCGACTCGTGGCAGGTGATTCCCTTCTTGAAGGGTATCGCCCGATCGGGCAAGTCGACCATCATCACCAAGGTGTGCAAGAAGTTTTACGACAATGAGGATGTGCGTACGCTGTCAAACAACATTGAGAAGAAGTTTGGTCTGTGGTCGATCCACGACGGCTTCATGTTCATCTCGCCAGAGGTGAAGGGTGATCTTGCGCTCGAGCAGGCGGAGTTTCAGTCGATGGTGTCCGGTGAGGATGTGTCGATTGCACGCAAGAATGAAAAGGCGCTGAGCATGACCTGGAACGTCCCGGGCATCTTGGCTGGTAACGAGGTGCCCGGCTACCGCGACAACTCGGGGTCGGTGCTTCGTCGTCTCGTGACGTGGAACTTTGGCAAGCAGGTGGCTCGCGCCGATCCAAAGCTGGATGAGAAGCTCGAGGGTGAAATTCCAGCCATTCTGTGCAAGTGTATCCGGGCCTACCTCGAGTATTCACAGCGTCACAACGGTGAGGATATTTGGAACGTGTTGCCCGAGTACTTCAAGTCGGTTCAGAATGAGGTGGCCAAGCTGACGAATCCGCTCCAGCACTTTCTGTCGTCCGAGAAGGTGGTCTACGGACCGGAGCACTTTGTGCCCCAGAAGATCTTCGTCCAGATGTTCAACCAGCACTGTACGGAGAATCTGCTTGGTCGGTGTCGCTTCAATCCAGACACGTACGCCGGGCCATTCTCGTCACGTGATATTGAGGTTCGGAACAACACGTGCTCGTACAGGGGTCAGGCACTCACGGCACAGCCTGTCATTTACGGTCTCGACTGTGTGATGACTGACATGGCACAGGATGTGTAAAAATATTGCACAGTAGTATATGAGCTCGCCAGCACGGGCAAACGCAATCGCCCGTATAAAAAAGGTTCTCGGGGCACGTCGCACCGGCGGTACCACAGTCGGTACGATGTACACTGGTTCAGACTTTACGCTCTCACAAGTTGAAATCACGGGTCGTACCGTGTCATTCACAATCCCGTTTTCACGGTTTCACCTCCCGGCGCACCTTCCAGCCGGCTTTATCAGTATCGAGGGCCGCCGACTTCTCAACGAGCCAGCGATTGCGCGCGTCACAAAGACGAGCATCCTCGGCAACGTCGACAATGTGAAGCACTGGTACCTGAAAACAACTGCAGGCTTTGCGGTGATCCATGCAGGTGGAACAGTCCAGATTACGTCAGCGAATGCGACGGGTCGTGTCGCCCAACAGCTCGAGCGTCTCATGCCTGGAATTGCACGCACGGCAAACATTGCCAAGGTGACCAAATTTGACGCGCGACTCAAGGTGAATCGGCGTATGAACTTGAACAAGTTTTATGAGACATTTGTCACCGATTTCGATAAGAAAGGAACCGTGATTTATGAACCCGAACTTTCCACCCGCATTCAGATCAAGTGGAAGTCGCCGGCGATGACGCTGATGATTTACATGTCAGGGCTCATTCAGGTGTTTGGAGCGTCAAAGCCGGTCGAAGCTCAAAAGGTGGTTGCCGAGATTTTCAACAAGACGGTCGCTCACGCCGACATTTTCAAGCGTGAATCCCATCTGAACAGCACGGGACGCCGAGTTGCCGGGAGCTTTGCAGGTGGGTGGGGTGCACCGACGCTCACAAAGACTGAAAAGGCGTCCAAGGCGGCTGGAAATAAGCTCAATGTGCGTCACGCACGCGTCAATGGGTACAATCACGTGCCTGGTCCAGGTCAGTACGTGCGTCCCGGGCCAAATGGCGTACCGCGCTTGTACAACACCAAGGGGAACATGTCCCTTTCGGCGACCAAGATTGTCAAGGCGTACGAAAAGGCGGGCATCAACATGCCACAGTACTTAAAGAACATGCTCGGCGGTGCATTTGTGTTTTACGGCGCGTCCAAGGGGGCGAATCGCGCTGCCAATTGGAACGCCGCGAAGAATGGCTACTACGTCGCACCGGGACCTGGAAAGCAGCCCCACTTTTACAAGCTGCCCAAGGATCTCAAGGCGGGCTACGTGACGGCCCGGAAGAGGTACAGCGAGGCTGGCGTGAACATGCCTGAGCACGTCCGCCGCAACATCTTCGGCCGGAACAACAATGGATCACCAAACATGGGTGGAGGATCCAACACCCATAGTGTCCAGAACAACAAGGTCAACGGCAAGTCGTACAAAAAATTGACAACCGCTCAACTTGTCGCTGTGGCGCGCAACGTCGGGAATGCAGGTGCGACGAATAAAATGACCAAGGCGGTCCTTTTCGAGCGGATAAAGAGCCGCGCGACCGTAAAGTCAGCATCGCCAGTCCGTGCAGCAAACGTAACAGTAAACGGACGTACCTACACATTCAGCAACGACCCGTTGAACCAGCGCATCGTACGTGGTGGGAAGAAACGCGTATTCAGTACCTTGCCAAAAGAAGAGCGGGAAGCAGTCGCGCGCGCGTACCTTGGAAACAACTACACGACGATCAAGGCTAAGAACTGGTACAACACCATGCGTGGCAAGAAGATGTTCCCGAACGCCTGAGCGCGCTACTGGGCAATCTTGAGCACGTCAAACACCTTGTAGACCATGTTGAACAGCTCGTGGCGCGTCTCCGGAATGCGCAAAAGCTCGAGCTCAATCTGATACTCCGTCTCATTCTCCGAGTCGGGGTCATCGGGATCCCCGGATACGGCCGTCACGTCGATCCGAAGATCCTTGCGCAGAAACGAAACTCGCTTCGTGTTGCGCACTTTCGTGTACTCCTCCTCCTCGACGTGAGGACAGGGCGTCTCGGTCGACACGCCGAGCCGAACGTCAAAGAGCTCACCTTTCAGGGACACGTCATCGACGAGCACGCGCTTCTTGATGACGCACTCGGTGATATCCCCCTTGGCATTGTCGTACGTCACGCGACGATTCCCGTCATAGTAAAACTTGCTCGCGTCAGACTCTTCGACGCTCTCCCAGCCTTCATACTTGTGGAGGCGCCGAACCACCTTGTCGTACGTCTCCTTCCCGACGTTCGTGTCAAACGATCCGCGGTTGAGCTTGCCGAAGCGAATCTCAATCTCACGATTGGGCTTTTGGTTGCGAATGAGCTGCTCCCAGTGGTCAAAGAATGCCTCCATGTTTCGAGTTAGAGATACAGTGCACCTCCTCTCTATATGCCGAAAGGTCTCGCAAATCTCGGAAACACGTGCTACTTCAATGCGGCGATTCAGTGTCTGTCTCACGTTCCCGAACTCACGAACCGTTTGCTTCACACACCCTATGAAGGACCGTGTGAAGTGACCCGGGAGTACTCGAGTCTCATCAAGAACATGTGGCGCAAGGATCTTCAGCCGAATCCACGTGCGTTCCACCAGGCGTTCACGCGCAAGTACACGTCGTTCGCCAATCTTCGGCCGCACGATGTTCAGGAGGTTGTTCTCTCTCTGATTGACACATTCGAAGGTGCGCTCGGGGTTGGTTTTGTACAGTCGATATTCAACGGGACGGATACCCAGGAGGTGACATACCCAAAAGGGGTTTCGAGAAAGGATCAGGACATTACGACGGTCGTCGTCACACCGTGGGAGCAAAACCTACCTCTCGACGAGCTTCTGAAGAGGCGCGGAAGTTACGAGGCGTTTTCGGGCTACATTGACGATGCCGGTCAAGAGTATAACGCGGCTGTCACACGCACGTTCATCTCCAGATGGCCATCTATAGTGATCGTGTCCTTTAGTCAGTACGATGCCAAGTACATGGTCAACGTACCGCATACGTTCAACAACAATTCGCTCTTTGGTCTCGTGGTACACTACGGACACTATGTCGGTGGTCACTACGCAGCCTATGTCAAACACAAGGGGGTCTGGCGGTACTATGACGACGACACGGTCGTAGAGCGCGATCCACCCGAGTCGGGCGAGTACTACATGGCCTTCTACAAGAAGATCAAGGGCAAGGGCTTCGTCCTTGGGTAGGGAGGTCAAGGACCTTCGGTCCTTGGAATCAAAAACCAGGTTTTGTCTTGACCAGTCGCATGACCCCGTGTCAACTTTCACGCACACAATGGACGACAAGCTTGCCGCCTCGATCGCCAAGTTCAAGGAGTCGACGCTAAAACTCAACGCCTCCCGACCATCGACAAAAGTGACTGAGTACGTGACGCCGAAGAATGCAGACTCGACCAGCGTGAAGACAAAACGCGCAGCGGCTGCAAAAAGGGAGGGACCAAAATGCACTGCACACACGCTCGAAGGGCGACAGTGTCAATTCAGTGCGACGCATGGACTCTTCTGTAAGAAACATTTCTCGATGATGTAATAGAGATGGTGTTGTTTGTCAATGCCCTAGGTGGCCAGGCGTCCTTTACAATCTCGCTCGCGGCGCTCACCCCAGTAACAGGTGTCTCGTGGACATATACAGGTCTCCCAGCGAGGAATGGGTCGGGTGTTTCATTTAGATCGTCGGACGATTCGGGAATCACATTCACGGCGTTTCGAGGATTTATAAATAATCTGTCAAACATGACTGTCCGAGCTACGCTTGAAAATTCCACAACGACTGCGGCAACGTTCGATATTAGCTCTGGATCAGGTGCAATCCTTCCGGCAACCAACTCTTTCGTGGAACTTGGCGTCACGAACGGTCTCGTTGCCCAATACGATCCGGGGAGTTGGAACGGTACAACGAATATATGGTCTGATAAATCGGGCAACGGGAACAACACATCACCGGGTGACGTTCGGGGCGTGATTACGTACGATACGACCAATGGGCTTCTTTATGGGAGTACAAGTGACGGGCTCAAGTTTCCGGCACTCGGAACGACGGCCGACTATACGTTTATCCACTTGGCCAAGTATAACAACGGCGCCAAGAGACGCATTTTCCAGGGTGTGACGACAAATTGGGCGTCTGGATTTTATGATGGAAAGGCGGGTGTCGCGTTCCATAACGGGTACATCACCGCACCGACGGACCTCTACGGGTACAACTGGGTCATTTCATCCGATCAGAGAAATCTTTATCGGGCACAGAGTGTCGATTTCACGAGTGGAACGGCCGGTTCGCCCGGGTACCCAACTCGTATCGGCCTCAACTTTGGCGCGGCGACAACCGAGTATAGCGATTGGGCCGTCGCAGAGGTTCTCATTTATAACCGTCTGCTCACTGCGACTGAAATGCTTTCGGTCGAAAACTACCTTCGGGCCAAGTATCCATCACTGACGATCCAGATTGATACGACGACCGGTGCATCCTTCACAATCCCACAATCGAACCGTGGGCTAGCAGTAGGTTCAGTCGTCTGGACATTCAAAACCCCCCTCCCGGCAGGCGTGTCGTTTACCGGTTCGACACAACTTGGTGCGTCATTTTCGATCGCGACGGGTACATTTATTAATAATCAAAACATGGTCGTCACTGGATCTGGAAACGGCGGTGGCGGTACGCGAAGTCTGAACCTTCTCGCGGCGTCGCGAGCAATTCTCGAGACACCAAATGTCGCGTTTGATACATCCGATCCAGGGTCGTTTACTGTTCTACAAACGGCGAGCGGTACAGGAGGCGTGACATGGGCATACACGAATTTACCAGCCAGCGTGACATTTCTGTCCAGTAGCGACGCCGGACTCACGTTCACGGTGGCTCAGAACGCCGTCGTCCCGACTCGGACACTTACAGTCACGGCAACAAACGGTCTCAAAACACCGACATTCGCGTCGTTCACGTACGGATCTGGAGTGAAGCCCGTATTGGCTGTCGGCACCGTAAACGCCATCGACTCGACAAACTCGTCGACGTTTCTCGTTCCACAGAGTGTTACGAACGCACTCACGGGAGGGATCACATGGTCGTACTACCCACCTATTTTCCCGGCGGGGCTGAGTGTCACGGCGACCAATCAAGGGGCGACATTCACGGTGGCTCAGAATGCAGTGATTGCGCAGCAAACCATCACGGTCACGGCGACAAACATCGGCGGTGTCGCAACGTCGATTTCGTTCATCGTGGGTGCAGCCGTCAAGCCTGTGTTGGGGTTTACAAATCAGCTGCTCAACACATCGACTGCTCTCAGACAGTTTACCATTACGGTTCAAGCACCGAGTGTTACCTATTCGGGAGGAATTACATGGTCGTACACATTGCCGACCGGTCTCATCTTTGTCACGTCGACGAACGGTCTGATCACGTTCCAGGTTGCGCGCGGTACGGTGATCACAAGTCAGACGTTTGTCGTGACTGCGACGAACAGCATCGAAATTCAAACAGCAGCCTCGTTTACGCTGGGCGCCGGTACACCGCCAACGCTTTCTGACCCCACAAACGGGACTGGTGAACTCATTATCAACACGACATCAGTGAATCAAACATTCGCGGTCGATCAACAGAGTTCCCGAACCGGAACGATCGTGTGGACCGTTACACCGTCGAGTTACCCAGCAGGTGTTTCTGTTCAATCAACCACTGATTTCGGAATCACTCTTCTTTTGCTACAAGGAAGCGTCCTTCCCTACCAACCATTCGTATTCACGGCGACGGCCACAAGTGGGTTTGTCGCTACACGAAGCTTCGATGTTGGCGCGTCGACGCTCGTCGAACTCCAAGGACCGGGTGATCCCCAGTTGATCGACACGACGACGCAACAAACTCTCACGGTGGCCCAGATTTACGATCCGACGTATACAGGTCCAGTCACGTGGACCATCACACCTTCGTCGTACCCAGCCGGAATCAGCATCACGACGCAGAACGATTCGAACACAATCTTTACGTTCAATGCAAATTCGTACCTGACGCGTCAACAGTTTGTTTTTACCGCACGGTCGGTCGGAGGTTTGACGTCGACCATTCAATTTGACATTGCGTCGGCGGTCCGACCCACTCTGACCAATCTCGCCAACCAGGTACTCGATACGTCGACCATTCTGAAAACGTTTGCAGTCACGCAACAAGTTAATACGGCGTATACGGGTCCGATTGCATGGACTGTCACGCCATCGCCATTCCCGAGCGGGAGTGGCATGTCACAGGTGGCTACGGACGGACTCATCACATTCACGGTTCCGCTCCAGACGGTCTCCACGGGCGTCGTCTGGCCAAACACGGCATTCTCAGTCACGGCGACAAACATAAACACGGGGTACTCGTCCACCGTGCCAACAACGTTCGACGTCTTTGTGCCGCGTCTCCCGGTGGTGAATATCGTCACCCCATCGTCACGTATTCTCGATGTGTCGACCGCGGCATACACGAGCATTACGGCAACACAATCCAAGTCGGACGCCGTCCCGGTCTATTGGACCATCACACAAGGTGACAACACCGCCGTACCTGCGGGCGTGTCAATCAACTCGTCGTCGGGTCTCGTCACGATCGCCGCCACGTCATACTTTGCCGCGACTGTTTTGAAAGTGATTGCGACCAACTCGGCCGGTGCTTTTGGCTCGACGACGTTCATCGTGACGACCCCTGCACCCCCCGCCATTAACACAGTCACCCCGTCAACTCCACAGGTTATCGACGTGTCAGATGGCTCACAGACACTCACATTCGCACTCACAAATTCAGGGCTCGCGGGAACAATCGTATGGGCATACACACCACTCACGGCAGGTGTTACCATCAACTCGGGAACAGGAGATTTCGCGATCGCTC